CTGTAAGAGATAATGATAATAATTGTTATAGAGTTCATAAAAATGATGAGAGATATTTATCTGGTGAATTAATTAGTATTGCAAAGGGTTATTTTTTAGCAAAAGATAAAAACAATAATAATTATATGATTAATAAAAATGATGAAAGATATTTATCCGGTGATATTGTTGGTATATTTAAAGATATGGTATTTGTAAAAGATAAAAATGGTAAAAAATTTACTATTAATAAATATGATGAAAGATATTTATCCGGTGAATTAATTAGTACTAGATTAAATAAAATTCCGGTTAAAGATAAAAATGGTAAAAAATTTATTATTGATAAGGATGATGAAAGATATTTATCTGGTGAATTTCTTCCAATTTGGAAAAATAAGAAACATACTGATGATACAAAAATAAAAATAGGTGAGAAGAATTCAATATCACAAAAGGGAGAAAAAAATTCACAATTTGGAACCTGTTGGATAACAAAAGAAGGAGAAAACAAAAAAATAAAAAATAATGATATACAAATATATTTTGATAATGGCTGGATAAAAGGAAGAAACATGAAATAATAATAATAACCGGATATATATCCTCACTCTCATAAGGTGTAGAAAGATTAATAGGCTACATGACAGTTCGATTCTGTCTATCCGGACTAGAACACAAAGTATTATTTAATATATAGACTTATGAAAACACTTAATATAGAATCACCTACACACTTCTGGTCTTTAATTAAAAGTAGAGAAGAAATTTTTGAATCTAATCAATCATTAACAAAATTTATAAGTATCACAGAATTATTTATAAAAGGATGTAATTGCGGAGGAACTGATAAAAAAATTTTAATGGACAATCAATACAAAATTATCAGTGTTGATAAAGAAATTTACGAATTGCTTAAAAAAGAATTCGAATGTGATGAAATTATTTTTAATAATTAAACTTTTTTACGTATATTTGTATTATATATAGAGTATGGTAAATTGTGTCTATAAAATAGAATTTTACAAATCAACATTAGATTTAAATGATGATTACGATAGATTATCTGAATATGAAAAAGAATGTATATCGGAATTAAACGCAGATTCATTTTTTGATTATGAAGATGAATTAGAAAGATATACCTGTTATTTAATAACCACACCTAGTGAATTAGAAAGGTACACTGTTATACTTAATAATAATTTAATAAAACATGAACATTTTAATCTTTCTAAATCACTTCTTAAAAATGAAATAGATTTAGAAGATTTAGAAGAAAAAATAGATGAAATTAATTATTTTAAATATGATTTCTTTATGGATGATCTTGATAATTGGATATTACATAATCTAGACATAGACACTGTATTAGATAGAATAACTGAAGTGGGTATAGACTCATTGAAACCAATAGAAACTAAATTTCTTAAAAATTATAAAATATGAAAAACTTAAATACGGATTATAATCTTTTTCTCGATGATGAGCGATTTCCGTATGTGAGTAATCCGGAATTAGATGATGTTAGTGCATTTCATTATACTAATTATACTCCATTCAAAGATGAAAATTGGGTTATAGTTAGAAACTACAATGACTTTACTAAAGAAGTTGAAAAAAGAGGATTACCTAAAAAATGTTCTTTTGACCATGACTTAGGTGATGTTTCTAAAATTAAAAAGTATGATAACTTTTTGGAAAAAACTGGATATGATTGTGTAAAATGGTTATGTGATTATTGTCAAGATAATGAATTAAAATTTCCAGAATACTATATTCATAGTATGAATCCTACTGGTGCTGATAACATCAGAACATACATTGAGAACTATAAGAAACACGTTGAACTTTAAATAAATAACCTATGATTTTTATAAAAGAGCATCTATTAAGTGTGATAGATGATAGAGTAGAAGATATTTTCTATCAAACAAAACATAATGGATTTATCTATTTTGATGAACCTGTTATTGATGAAAAATATACAATTGATAGAATTAACAGACTTTCACCTTTTAAATTTGATGAAATTATACCAATTGATTGGTACAAATTAAAAGGATCAACATTATTAAAAATATTTGAAAAAATAAAAAAACAAGAACTTTATATTTCAAAAAATATAAATGGAGTAAATTATAAATTTAAAATCGATGAAATACCTTAAAGAAATAGATTTTCACTATAATGGTGTTGATTGTAACTATTACTATCATAACGACTGTTACAATTATGGTTGTGAAGAAGAAGGAATATGTCGATGTGGTACTATTGTTGATCAAGAAATTGAAGAGGTTAATATTAAAAAAATAACAGATATTATTTATAATTTATATTTTGGTGAAAATACTTTATCCAATATAAGAGAAAATAAATTGAAAACTATTCTTTATGAAACTGGTAAAGATTTAGACATTTATACTATTGATAGAATATTAAGAAAATTTAAAATTTGGGAAGAATATATTTGGGAAATAAATATTGTTGGTGGTTACTATGGTGAAGAGCTCGATAGTATTAAAATGAGTGATAATATTTGTAAAAGAATAGAGGATGAATTAAAAATAGCATTCTCTATTGATGAACTAAATGGTAGAGTTGAATATTTACTAGGTCTTGAATATGGATCCTTACTACCAGAATTAGAAGGTTGTAACTATGAAATAGTTGATATTAATAAATCTGATGTAATTTTTGGTTCTGAGAATCATTATGATAAAGTAAAGAAAAAAGATTTAACCCATTATAATGATAGTAACTATGATGGTATTAGAGGGGTTGTTCTTGAAAAAGATGGTCGTTTAAGAGTTATAGATGGTTATCATAGAATACATACTACAAATGGAACTAGTGTTAGAGTTTTCAAAGCAAATAAAAAAGAGTTAGACTAATCTAACTCTTTTTTTATTTATCTCATAAAAACTTCATCTAAAGTTTCCTTAATCTCAGTAATCTCATCAAGTCTATCTTCATACTCTCTAAGTTCTTCTCTATTATTTTCTACCTCATCAATATCTCCTGATTTAATTTCTTCAATCTTATCATTAATACCTTCTACAAGATAATCAGTAATTGGTTCAATTTCCAACTCGTAAGTATATTTATCAATTTCACCAAATACATTATTATTATATATTATAAAATCAAAAACTTTACAATCAACCTCACTTAAAAAATCAATATTTTTAAATGATTCAATAAAACTATCAGTAACCCTTTCATTATCAAATAGGTTTAATTGTTTATCAATTTTATAAATATCCACTGCAAATATTTTAGGTATCCAATTACCTTTAATATCCTTAGTTAATAATTCCTTCTTAATATGTGTATGTGTATTATTTACCCAATCTCTATCAGTCTCTCGAACAACCATATACCAAGTACTATCTCTAAGACCATCTAGTGATATGATGTCATCATCCTTAATATTCATTTTGTAATCACCATTTATATTACCATCAACATCTATCTCATGAATAACACTAACTGCCTCTTCTTCTAATATGTTATAATCATACTCTTCTGAATAAACTGCGTCATCTTCGTGTATATACTCATCATTCCACTCATCATATCTAAGTGAATCATAATCTTCTGGATACCAACCTCTGCGTCTTTCACTACCTGTAGTAACTCTAACAGCATCTTCTCTATAAATATAATCTTGAAATGGTTCTGAATAAACTGCATCTTCTCTTCTAATCCAATCGTCAACCCATTCTGAATAAACTTTTTCATTATCTCTATAATCCCCATTAGTACTATCTAAAATATACCAACCTTTACCCGGAAGATCATCCTCTTGATTCATTAGAATACCAGTACTTTTATTATATGCTCTAAATGTATCCATATAAGGATAAGTATTATAATCTTTGGTTTTAACTTTAACTTGCATATCAACTTTATAAGTATTGCCTTCATAAACAATTCCTTTAAATGAACTATGTGAGTTAAATTCTTTATAAGCCCATCCTTTTTCTTTTGCATAATTTCTAAATTTCATAACATCAGAATCCTTTATAGTATATTGTCTATCCATAAAATACTCTGCATTAGTCTTATCTATACTTTCTAATTTCCAAACAAGTGCTCTTCCTATTACTTTATTATCTTCAAATAAAACTAATAATTTACAAACATCGGGATTCTCTGTATAAATACCAAATATTTCTTCACTATCTGCCATACAAGAACTACCTAATGTACCACTAACCGATTTATAATTTTTATAACTATACCACTTGTCAATAGCATCTCCTTCAACCAATTTAAACTTCTCTGCGGAATTATCTACCGCTGCTTTAAATTTATTTACAAAATCTTCAACATCAGATGTAGTAAATTTACCCGGTAATAAACTATTAATAAATTTACCTATTTTAATAGGATTTCTAGATTTAGTGTAAACATCAAACTTATTATCCCATAAAGAATCTACGTTAACATTACCACCATTGACAATATCACTTATTACACTTGGTACAAGTGGCGAATTATCTAATAGATTTTTTTCAGCAGATTTCATTGTAGTAAAAGATATATAACCTTCTTTATCTAAATCAATAAAAGTTACATCTTTAGGTGTATCAGTTCTTTCTAATTTTTTTAATTCATCAGAAATAGGACTTTCAATTTTTGATATTATATCTTTTACTTTAGGTGAGTAGTATAGTATAGACTCATTTATTAAATTCTCTAATAAGAATTCATTATATTTAATAATCATGTTAAACAAATTTGTTTTTTCTATATATAAAAATTGTTAATCTTAAATTTAACCTTATCTTTGTACTATGAATATAGAAACCTTAAAACAACCATTTGTTATACTATTAGTTGGTCCACCAATGAGTGGAAAAACTACTTGGATAAATACCAATTTTCCTGATATAGATGTTATATCAAGGGATGAAATTCTTATGGAAGTTTACGGTTCAAGAGATTATACTGAAGCATTTAGAAATGTTGATCAAAAACTAGTTGATAAAACATTGAAGGATAGATTTGAAGAATATTCAAAAGAAGGTCGAGATACTATAATTGATATGACCAATCTAAACCCAAAAACTAGAAAGAAAAACCTATCTTATTTTGGTAAAGAATATACTAAAATTGCAGTAGCTTTCCCCATTTTGTCAGATGAGGAATATCAGAGAAGAAATGACTATCGACAAGAAGTCGAAAACAAATATATTCCACAATCTGTTATGAAAAGTATGATTTCTAGTTATGTCGTACCTACATTAGATGAAGGTTTAAATGAAATAATTATATTATAATATGGCACTAAAACACTTAAAAACAACGATACAAGATATAATAAAACTAACACCACTATCAACTATGTATGAAATAATTAACACATTAATGGATGCAATTACTGCATCAGGTAAAAAATTTACAGAGATTCCATCAGAGACTATATTTGAATATCTTAAAAAAGTAGGAATACCTGCAAATAAACATAATGAGATTTATAAAAATCTTGGTGAATCATATGGTATTAAAACCAAAAATTATGGAACATCAGGTTCAGTAACTATGGGAGATTCTCAAAGGAACACTAGTAAACAAATTGTAGATTATACTGATACGACACATAATGATGTTAAGAAAAGAGAACCTAGAAAAACTGTTTTTTCCGAAATAAAAAAACTCTAAATATTTTTATATATTGGATAATATCCTTATATTTGTACTCTAATAAAGAAACAGATATGACAAACTTCGACAACTTAAAATGGATTGATGGTGATTTCTTAGATATAGAAAGTCTTGTGGATATGATATACGAGAACGAAGGTTCTTTTACACAAGGTGAACAATCTATGTCATTTGATGTAGATGGGAAAGATGTTACAGTAAATTACGAAGTTTATGTTGAAGGAACTATCGATGAAGAAGTTGCCGATTACTGGACACCAAGTTCTTGTGATGTAGAACTTACTTGTATTGATGTTACTGTCAATGAAGTTTATATCGATGGTGAGTTGGTAAATCTTAATAAAGAAGATTTTTTCAAAGTAGAAACCTTATTAAAAAATAGTCTATAATTGTCAATTAAAAAAATCCAGCTTTAAGGCTGGATTTTTTTTATATATACTTTATGATAGTAAGAAAATTAGGTGATAAAAAACCAAAGGTTTTAGTCTTCCAAGGCTCACCAAGAGATAAAGATACTTGTCCGAATATGGACTCTAAAAGTCACAATATCGTTGAACACATGACGACTAAATGGTCACCATTCATAGACTTTGATATTATAGACTTGGCAGTTAATCAATCTAAGAAATCTACCATACAACCCTGTAAAGGTTGTATATCAACCGCTGGAGGGTATCACTGTCATTTCCCCTGTTCTTGCTATTTTAAAAATGATGAAAGTAAACCAGATTTGATGAAAGATCTTAATGTTTATGAACTATTACATGAGTGTGATGCATTTATAGTAGTTTCACCTATACATTGGCATTCATTAACAGCACAGGTTAAAACATTATTCGATAGATTAGTTTGTACTAACCAAACATTGTCAGTAGAAGATGCTAAAAATTTAATGGGTCCTGATAATATTAAAAATTCTGATATAACAGGTAGGTATTCAATATCTGGTAAATATGAAAACCTTTTAAGAAACCATCTTCAAGGAAAATTTGCAGCATTCTATGTACATGGTGATGATGGGGCAAAAGACTATACAAAAAATGAATTACCTGAATCTTATGATGTTTTAAGTGATCCTTTTTCAGGAGATCCAAAGGCCACAGTAATGCCATATATTTTACAGATGAAATATTCTGGTGTATTTGTACCGGATGATTTAGTTGAAGCATTTTATATTAATAAAGATGTTGATTACTATACTGCAAATAAAACATATAAAAAACAAAAAGAGTTCACTGATAGAGCAGATACTCTAATAGAAAATCTTTTAATACATTTAGATAATAGAAAACTTTAATACTATTAATCTATATAAATTAAAAATTCCTTCTATGTGGATAAAAATTGAAGAAGATATATTCTATATCTCAAATATTAATGTACAATTTACTATAATGTCACATGCCAATATTGGTCTGGAACTGGATATTAATAAATATCCAGAATATTATGACTATTTTATTAATAAATATGAAAATTGTAAAGTCTTTACAATAAATAGTAGTAAATTTACCGCATTATCTTGTAGAATAAAAACAACCGATATAATGTTTAAAACTAAATTAAACTTAAATATCATCTGTGATTCAATTGATACTGATATTATTGAAAGAAGAGAAGATATTCTATCTCAAATATTAAACGAAAAGGAATAAACTTTAAAAATATAAATTATATAAATCTAACTAAATTAAATAACTATGATGGATAAAAATTATCTTAAAACATTACCAAATATCACAGCATCTCTTAATGATGACGATGACGAATATGACAACAAATTCGGTTCATCTAAAAAATCATCTGATTCAAAATCTAAAACTCCAGTATTAGATACATACAGTCGTGATTTAACTAAAATGGCTGAAGAAGGTAGATTAGATACTATTGTTGGTAGAGAAAAAGAAATTGAAAGAGTATCTCAAATTTTATCAAGAAGAAAGAAAAATAATCCAATTTTGCTTGGAGAGGCCGGAGTAGGTAAATCTGCTATTGCAGAGGGACTAGCAATTAGAATTGTTCAACGTAAAGTTAGTAGAATTCTTTTTGATAAAAGAGTTGTTATGTTGGATTTGGCAGCTATGGTATCAGGGACGAAATATCGCGGCCAATTCGAGGAAAGAATCAAAGCACTTATGACAGAGGTTGAGAACCAACCAGATATTATACTTTTCATTGACGAAATTCATACCATGATTGGTGCAGGTGGTGCGTCTGGATCTATGGATGCTTCTAATATGTTCAAACCTGCTTTAGCGAGAGGTGAGATTCAAATTATTGGAGCAACTACTCTAGATGAATACAGAAAACATATAGAGAAAGACTCTGCATTAGAAAGAAGATTTCAAAAAGTTATTGTTGAACCTGCAACACCGGAAGAATCCTTAGAAATACTTAATAACATTAAGGATAAATATGAATTGCATCACAATGTAATCTATACCGAAGATGCGATTAAGGCTTGTGTTGATTTAACGGTTCGATATATGTCAGACAGACATTTACCAGATAAAGCCATCGATGCATTGGATGAAGCAGGCGCAAGAGTACATATTTCAAATATCGTTGTCCCAAAAGAAATTACTGATATTGAAAATAAAATTACTGAAATTCGTGAGAAGAAAAATCAAGTAATTAAACAACAAAAATATGAAGAAGCCGCCAAACTAAGAGATGTTGAAAAACAATTAGAAAAGTCTTTGAGTATAGAAAAAGAAAAGTGGGAAGAATATTGTTCTAATAATAAACAAGTTGTTGGTGAGGAAAACGTTGCAGAAGTTGTATCTATGATTACTGGTATTCCCGCACACAAAGTTAATCAGAATGAGAATACTAAACTTTCTAAAATGTATGATAACATTGCAGGTAAAGTTGTAGGACAAGATGATGCAGTTAAGAAGATTGTTCGCTCTATTCAAAGAGGTAGAGTTGGTATGAAAGATCCTAACAAACCTATCTTTAGTGGTATCTTAATTGGTAATTCTGGTGTTGGTAAAACTGAACTAGCTAAACAATTAGCGAAGTATCTTTTTGAAACAGAAGACTCTTTGATTAGATTAGATATGTCTGAATATATGGAGAAAATATCACTAACAAGAATTCAAGGTTCTGCACCTGGTTATGTTGGATATGAAGATGCAAATGTTTTGGATAAAATTAGAAGAAAACCTTATTCAGTAATTCTTTTTGACGAAATTGAAAAAGCACACCCTGATGTATTTAACTTGTTCTTACAAATGTTAGATGAAGGTAATATCACCGATTCACACGGTAGAAAAGTTAGTTTTAAAAATTGTGTTATCTTAATGACATCAAATGTTGGAACTAAAGTTGCTAAAGAATTTGGAAGTGGAATTGGATTCTCTACTAAAAATAAATTAGAACATCAAAATGATGAAGTTAAATCTATTTTAGAAAAAGAATTGAAAAAGAAATTTGCACCAGAGTTTATCAATAGACTTGATGAAATTATTTACTTTAAAGATTTGGGTAAAGATGAAATTTTAAAAATTGTTGATTTAGAATTGACAAAAACTTTAAAAAGAGGAACAGAAATTGGATTTAATGTAACTGTTACAGAATATTTAAAAGAACATTTAACTGAAGTTGGATATGACCCACAATTTGGTGCACGACCTTTAAAAAGAGCAATTCAAAAATGGGTTGATGATGTTGTAACCGAATTCATAATTGACAATAATCCTAAATTGGGTGTAACATTAAGTCTTGACTATAATAAAGAAAACGAATTATCATTTGTTGAAGTAATAGATGAAGTACAAGAAGTTTCTGAACCATTACAAGAAGAAGTTAAAGTACCTAAGGTTAGAAAACCAAGAAAGAAAAAAGAAGATAAGAAAGAAGAAGAATAGTATTTAGTGAAAAAAGAAGAGTTTTTAACTCTTCTTTTTTTTTAAACTAACTTGAAATAAATACTATAAATAAAAAATAATATTTTTAATGTTAAATAAAAAAGTTGCATTAATAACCGGAATAACTGGTCAAGATGGATCACATCTTGCAGAACTTTTATTAGAAAAAGGTTATGAAGTACATGGGATAATAAGAAGATCGTCATCATTTAATACCGGTCGTATAGATCATATTTTTGATGAATTAAAACTACACTATGGTGACCTAACAGATCCATTAGTTATATCAAATCTAATAACACAGATTCAACCAGATGAGGTTTATAATTTAGGTGCACAATCACATGTTAAAGTATCATTTGAAGAACCATATTATACAGGACAAGTAGATGGTTTAGGTACACTAGTTATACTAGAGGCAGTTAAAAATCATTGTCCTAAGGCTAGAATTTATCAAGCATCAACATCAGAACTATACGGTGGTATGACTTATAACATGCCAAAAACTGGATATACCGAGGAATCAGTTATGCACCCTAGATCTCCCTATGGTTGTGCTAAAATGTATGGTCTTTGGATTACAAAGAATTATAGAGAATCATATGGGATGCATATCAGTAATGGTATACTTTTTAATCACGAAGGTGAAAGAAGAGGTGAAACATTTGTTACAAGAAAAGTAACAATGTCATTGAGTGTTATTAAAAAATATTTAGATAGTGAACGATTTGATTTTCCTACATTAAAATTAGGAAATCTTTATTCTAAAAGGGATTGGGGTTATGCCAAAGATTATGTTTATGGTATGTGGTTAATGACACAACAAGAAACTCCAGATGATTATGTTTTAGCAACCAATCAAACACATTCAATTAAAGAATTCGTTAATCTAGCTGCCTTAGAATGTGGAATGGAACTAAACTGGATTGGCGAAGGTGTAGAAGAAAAAGCTTGGTATAAAGGTAATATAATTGTCGAAGTAGATGAAAGATATTATAGACCGGCAGAAGTCGAAATATTATTAGGTGATTATTCAAAAGCAAAAAATAAACTTGGGTGGGAGCCTAAGGTTAATTTTAAAGAGTTAGTAAAACTAATGATGTTAAATGATATAAAAATAACTAAGATAAATAATGAATAGATTTGTATTTATAATACCATTTAGAAATGTAAAACCTTTTATAAAAGATTGTTATAACTCAATTTTAATGCAAAAGTATCAAAATTGGATAGCAATATTTTGTGATGATGCATCTACTGATGAGAGTATATCAGATATACCTAAGGATAATAGATTTATCTTTAAAAGAAATGAAAAAAGAATTACTGCATTACCCAATATACACTATGGTATAGTTGACTCAAAATTAAATGATGATGATATAATTTGTATATTAGATGGTGATGATTTACTAATAAGAGATAATGCATTAGATATTATAGATAATCTATATAATGATGAAACCCTGTTAACATATGGACAATATATTTGGCCCAATGGTCAAATAGGACATTGTAAACCATATACGGAATCAGAATTTCTTAATTTAAGAAATGGTGGTTATTGGGCGTCTCATATGAGAACTTTTAAATATAAATTATATAAAGAATTAATAAAACAGGATACAGAATTATTATGTTTTAAGAACAATAATGGTGAGTTTTATACTATAACTTATGATGTTGCAATAATGACACCTCTTATGGAAATTGCAGGATTTAATAGAATTAAATTTAATAAAGAACCAATTTATTACTATAGAATACACGAACAAAATGATCACTATGTAGATCCTGTTTTACAAAAAAATATTGCAGATGAAATATTTGCAAAGAAAAAATTTAAAGAATATGAAAGTAGCAGTAATTTTTTACCATAAAAATCATACTATTTATGAATGGAAATGGTTAGAGGAATGTATATTATCAATATTAAAACAATCCTATAAAGATTTCATTATATATGAACTAAACTATGATGGTGGTATAAGTATTCTATCAAAATTTGAACTAGATAATAGATTAATCTTTTTTAATAAAAAATTAGATAATCATGCAGATGCAATGAACTTTTTACTTGATAAATGTGTTGAAGACAAAATAGATTATGTTTTTAATACTAATATTGATGATAGCTACCACTTAGATAGAATCAAAATACAATTAAAAAAATTAGAAGAAGGGTATGATATTGTGTCATCAAATTTTATACTAATGAATAAAGATAATGATAAAATGATAATGAATATTAATGATATTAATGATTCACTTACAAATGATCATAATATAATCGCACACCCATCAGTCTGTTATAGTAAAAAATTTATTAAAAATAATAGATATGTGAGTAGTGACATACCCAAAGAAGATCTTCTATTATGGAAAAAAACTATAAATAAATATAAGTTTTTCATATGTGAAGAATTTCTACTAAACTATAGAATTCATAACAACCAAGTTTCAACTCTTCCAAAAATAATACCAACAACAATAGATAATATTAACTTTTATCAACCACCTATCATTAATCAAAATTTATGTGTATGTGGCGAACCAAAGAATAAAGTTAGATATAACTTTTGTCAAAAATGTAATAAATTTTACTAATGAAAAAAATAGGATTATTAATAATCGCAACAAATAAATATACCACTTTTATCGAACCTTTGATAAAAAGTGCGGATGATAATTTTCTAAATAATCAAGAGGTGACCTATTTTATATTTACTAATAAATCTTTAGAGTTAAACTCAAAAAGAGATATTAAGTATATAAATGTAGAACATAAAGATTGGCCTTGGATGACACTAGGTAGATATAAAATATTCAGTGATAGTCATGATGAACTATCTAAAATGGATTACCTATACTATTGTGATGCAGACATGAGATTTGTAGGAGTAGTAGGTGATGAGATACTGAGTGACTTAGTTGCAACACAACATCCTGGTTACTATGGAACTAAAGGAACACCGGAGACCAGTACTTCTTCATTGGCATGTGTTTATCCAAATGAGGATATGCAATATTTTGCAGGTGGATTTAATGGTGGTTCATCATATGAATACTTAAAAATGTCAAAAAAAATATCAAATAATATAGATATTGATTATTCAAATGGTATCATTGCAGTTTGGCATGATGAGAGTCATATGAATAGATATTTTATTGATAATAAACCAACTAAAATTTTAAATCCTAGTTATTGTTATGGAGAGAGTATGAATATACCTTTTGATAAGAAAATAATAGCTTTGGACAAAAATCACTCTGAAATTAGAAGTTTATGATATCCATATTGTTAGCAACCTATAATGGTGAAAAATATATAGAAAAATCTATAGAATCAATACTTAGTCAAACATTTAAAGATTTTGAACTACTTATTGCATTTAATGGGACAACTGACAACTCAAAAGAATTGGTTTTAAAATATAGTGATGACCGAATTAAAATTTTTGACTATGGTGATGATAAAGGTAAATCAATCACATTAAATAAACTTTTAAAAGAGAGTAAGTATGATTGGTGTGCAATACAAGATGATGATGATATTTGGCTATCAAATAAATTAGAAGAACAAATTAAACATATTAATGAATATGATGTAATAGGAACTTTAATAAATTATATTGATGAATTTGATAATATCATTGGTAGTCCTAATTTATCAACAGATCCATTAACAATAAGAATTTTTTCTTTATATGGTAATAATCAAGTTGCTAATACTAGTGTGATTTTTAAAAAAAATGATGCTATTGAAATTAATGGGTGGAGAGAAGGATTAGATGGTATAGAAGACTTTGATTTTTGGTTAAGACTTATGAGAAATGGTAAAAACTTTATAAATATACCACAAAAGTTATTATTACATAGATTACATAGTAATAGTAATTTTAATACAAAAAAATATGATTTAAATAAAATACTATGATAGTAACTAAATTACAAGGAGGTCTAGGTAACCAATTATTTCAATGGGCAGTCACTAGATATTTATCAGTTAAATATAATACAGATTATAAATTTGAGCTTTTTTATTTTCAATCAATGGCATGGGAATTAGAGTTAAATAAATTTAAAAATATAAATATAGAAGAATATATCGAACCAACCACATTAAAATTAGTAACTGATGATTTTAACTTTAAGGAAATAGAAGATAATTCATTTTTAAATGGTTATTGGCAATCTGAAAAGTATTTTAGTGAAATAGATAGTTTAATCAGAGAAGATTTAAAAGTAGATGATAATCTAAAGAATTATATTATAAATAAATATCCCATTCTAACTGAAAATACCGTTTCATTACATGTTAGAAGAGGTGATTATATTAAATCAAACAATTTTCATCCTATACAAAGTGTAGAGTATTATAAAAAGGCATATGAAATAATTAATGATAAATCTATAAATGTTTTAGTTTTCTCTGATGATATAAATTGGTGTAAACAAAATATAAAATTTGATAATATAACATATATAGAAGGTGAGCAAAATATAACAGATATGTATATAATGTCTTTGTGTAAACATAATATAATTGCAAATTCATCATTTAGTTGGTGGGGTGCTTGGTTAAATAGTAATGAGAATAAAAAAGTTATAGCACCAATAAATTGGTTTGGACCTCAGGTCAATTTATATACAGGTGATATAATTCCAAAAAAATGGACAACAGTATGATAATTAAAGAAGAAATGAAATATGGTTTATATGGTCAAATATTAGTATGGATATTAGAAGTTTTACCATATTTAGATGAGAATAATATTAAACCAAAATGGGATATAACATCACCATACTATGGTAATATTTTCGGTAAATATATCTTACTAAACTATATACCTGATGATTCTGATGAATTGATAAGTCTGACTGATATTAAATCTAAACATGCAATACACTTTGGTAATGATTTTGAACGTGTAAATAAATTATGGAATAAATTCTTTAAATTTTCACCAGATATAATAAATAAAGTAGACAATTATATAAATGGTTTAGATATGAAAAAAACACTCGGTATACATTATCGAGGAACAGATAAGATAAATACAGAAGGTGGTTATACCAATACAGATATTTTCACAAAGGTAGTGGATGATTATTTAATTTCAAATAAAATTGATAATATAATTATTTTTACCGATGAGAAAAAAACAATGATAGATATGAAAAATCATTACCAAGTAAATTATAAAATTATTTACAATGAAGATTTATATAATTCAGAATTTAATGATATATTATTCTCCAATAATATTAAAAATAATGTTGATATAGATAAACATTATATAGATTCTTTAAATGATATGATTGTCTTATCTAAATGTAATATAGTATTTAAAACAGCATCTCAATTATCTGCTTGGCCAAAAATAATAAATACTGATATTGAAATTTATAGGATATCTTCATTTATACACGATTGGTTCCCGGATTCTAGAATACCATTATATAATTCCAATAATATTAAATTATTATTGGATGATATTTATAAAAAAGAAGTAATTAAATAATGAAAATAGTAGTAACTGGTGGCTCTGGATTAGTAGGATCACACTTAAAGAAAATATTGCCTGATGCAATATACCTTTCATCAAAAGATTATAATCTAACTTCTGAAAAAGAAATAGATAGAATGTACAATGAATTAAAACCTAATTGTGTTATTCACTTAGCTGCTAGAGTTGGTGGTATTATTGATAATATCAAACACCCTGCACAATACTTTACTGAAAATATACTTATGAATACTTTATTAGTTGAATATGCATATAAGTATAATGTGGAAAGATTTATTGGAATTTTAAGTACCTGTATATATCCTGATAAAGTTGAAAAATATCCTTTAACTGAAGATATGTTACATTTAGGACCACCAACCCCGACAAATTTTTCATATGGGTATGCAAAGAGATGTCTAGCAGTTCAAATTGATTCATATAATCAAGAATATGGTACTAAATATAACTATCTAACACCTTGTAATTTATATGGTGAAGGAGATAAAGATGGTGATAATAGTCACTTTGTTACTGCACTTGTTAAAAAGATATATGATGCAAATACCAATGGTGATGATAAAATAAAATTATTTGGTGATGGTACACCGATAAGACAATTTTTACATGTAGATGACTTTTGTGGAATTATAAAATATGTAATTGATAATGATATATTTGATAGTTTTAATGTTGCAACAACTGAAACATTAACAATAAATCAAATTGCGGAAATTGCTATTAATACTTTTGGTAAAGAACTTAAAATAGAATGGGACACAACAAAACCTAATGGACAACATAGAAAAGATGTTAGTATAGAAAAAATGCTAACTATAGTTAAAAACTATCAATCAATAAAATTAATTGATGGTATAAAAAAAGTATATAATGAATATGATAAAGTTAGTATCTGATACAATAGATAAAAATGATATAACTAATTTAGTTAATTGGTTATCACAAGATGAAATTCCAAGATTAACTAAAGGAGATATAACTATTGAATTTGAGAAAAAATGGTCTGATAAAATTGGGGTTAATAAAACTACTTTTGTAAATTCCGGTTCATCCGCAATATTACTTGCACTTGCTGCATTGAAAGAATCTGGTAAATTAAAAAATAATAAAATTATAGTACCTGGACTAAGTTGGTTAACTGATGTTTCATCACCTATTCAACTTGGTATGGATGTTATTCTATGTGATTGTAATTTAGATGATTTATCAGTTGATATAAACCATCTGAAACAATTAATTGAAGAAGAAAATCCATCATCTTTAATATTAGTTTCTGTCTTAGGATTGGTTCCTAATATGTTAGAAATTGTTAGTATCTGTAAAGATAATAATATTGTTTTAATTGAGGATGTATGTGAAAGTATGGGTTCTAAATTTGAGGATAAATACCTAGGTACATTCGGTGATGTTTCTGTTTTCTCATTATATTATGGACACCATTTAAGTACAATTGAAGGTGGTTTAATATGTACTAATGATATTGAATTAAATGATATAATAGTATCTATGAGATCTCATGGTTGGGATAGAGACTGGTCTAAAGAAAAACAAAAAGAATATAGAGAAAAATATAATATAGATGATTTCAATTCACTATATACATTCTACTATCCTGGTTTTAATTTTAGATCCACTGACTTACAAGCATTTATTGGGGTAACACAAGTTGATAAATTAGATAATTTTTCTAGTAATAGAGAGAAAAATTTTAAGTTATATAATAATAACATTAGTATAAATGAATTAAATGTGAAATATAATGATAATAATTTTATATCAAATTTTGCTTATCCAATAGTTTCTAAAAATAGAGAAGATATTGTTAAGAGATTAATTGAAAATAATATTGAAGTCAGACCATTAATTGCAGGGTCAATGGCAAGAAAACCTTTTTGGAAAGGTATAGTTGATAACTTACCAAATTGTGATATTATTAATAATAATGGTTTTTATATTCCTAACCATCAAGATCTTAGTGAAGATGATATTATAAAAATATGTACTATTGTTAATGAATAAAAAAACAGGTACTGGAGATGAAATATATTCACCTCCAGAAGGTTATATTTCAGAACATTATGGTATAGATGTTAAAAATGAGTTAACTAGAATTCTATCTGAAGAATTAGCAAAAGAAATAGATCTGGGTATATTAAGAGGATTAGGATATGAACCTATTAGAAATAAACGAAGAATGAAAAAAATTAATAATATTTTTAAATCTTTTGAATAATTGCAGGTATGTTACCAAGTTCAAGTACCTTACTTTGATCAAGTAAAAATTCAATATCATAAAAGTTAAAGTGAAATGTCACGGTGAATTCCTTGGCATTTACTTTTTGTTGTGAATAGTTGAATGTATTATCAGATTGTCCTTTAAGTATTAACTCATAAAATCTTATAACATAAATCGCATCTCTATGTATATCAACTGATGTTATTGTAAACGGATCAAGAAATGCGTTATCTGTATCTAAATAATGTTTACTTAAAATATCAAACATTAACCAATAATTTAAATCAGAATCTACCGATCTAAAAGTTACGGTCAATTCATGTGTGGTGATTATATCCTGAATATTCTTCGCAGGTTTAAAATATCTTTCTTTACCTCTAACTGTTATTTGTTTAGGCATGTCAAAAGATATACCTGGAAAGTTAACACCTTTGATAGTAGAGTTGATGTAATCTATTACATTCTCATATTGAACCCAATTCTTTTCAAGAATAGGTATATATGTCTGTAATATCTCAGGTTTTAAAAAATTCTGAGGCATATTAAAAATAAATTGGGAGTTTTGTGAGGATAAACGGATGACAATATGGACTAATTTTTATACAACTAATAGTTGTTCTTTTAATATATTTGATATTTCTTCAATTTTATTATATTTTATTCTAATTAAACTAACATTATTTTCTAAACACCATTCATTTTTACATTCATCACGTTTAATATTTAATTCATAACCTTCTTTTCCACCAAACCATTCAACCGGTTCATAATGCTGTCTACCGTCAAATTCTATACAAGTATTATATTTCGGTAAATAAAAATCAAAATTTAATTTATTAATAAATCTACAAGTATCAAAACTATGTTGTCTTATATATTTAATCTTCATTTCTTCTAAATGTAATTTTATAAAATCTTCACCTTTTGATGAACTACTACAAAATTGACATCCTTGTCCTTTTAAATGTTTATGTATATTTTGCTCGAATATACCATGTTCCTTACAAATTATTTTAACTTTCTTACTAATATTTGAAAAATTAACTAGTGAGTAATCAAAACTATCTAAGTGAACTTTTCTAAACTAATAACCAGGTCAGTATTCCATTTACCAACTCCAACACATTTAGGACAACCATCACCTAAATTCATATGATTGCTAACTCTTTGATTAAATACCCCATGTTTCTCACATATTATATCTACTTTATCACCATTACCACTTATATTTTTAATAAGTGAGTAATCATATTTATCTTTATGTAATTTTGATGACTTTATAATAAATGAGTTAATTGTAACTTTATTAGGGAACATTCCCTTTAAATGTCTATCAACTCTATATAAGAATTCATCATTGGTCTCCAAATTATGAATTTTAATCTTTGTGGTTGAATTAACGAATTCAGTATCTATAAAATACTCAAATTTCGATTTATGAATTATTTTAAGTTTATCTATTAATGATTTAGTTTGAATTTTAATAGGTTTTATATTATTTCTATGATTATCAGCTAGTTGTAAATATATTAAAGAACTCTCTTTAT